AACCGAATCACTTATTAATTGCGGGTACCGATCCATGAAGGTCCCTCTGCTTTGATCGTATAGTGCATCTATCTCTGGAGTAACCGTGCCTCCAGCATTCGTCCACGCATCAAGTATCAACTCTTTATTAGGATTAAACCCATAAGGCGGATTATATACTCCTTGGAACTGTTCCTCTAAGAACTGCTGGAATGTCTGCGGCTGCCCAGTGGCTTGTTGTTGTCTACCGCCTTCAGTAGTCGTATCATCAGTAGTCGTATCATCAGTAGTCGTGACTTTTTCGTCATCCGGAGGTCCCGTAGGTTTACCTGCTGATCTCCAGTTCAGGAAGCTAAGTCCTCCACCCGCAGCCTTATAACTATTCCATAATACTCGATCAGCAGCATCGGGATCTTCGGTTATTACTCCTTCGCCATCCGTGCCACCTACCTTCGCGATAACCTCCGCCCCCGGCTCAGTGCCTAGTTCTTGTCTGGCTTGCAATGCCGCAAACTCGGCAGATGCTGGTGCAGCCTGGAATGGCGTTACAGTTCCAGGTGCTGGTGTTACAACAGATCCTGGTAATTGATGAAGCCCTCCCCCTAAGTTATACAACATGCCTTGCGATGCAGGGTCTACCGTTGCTGCTGCTGGTGCTGCCGTTGATGCTGACTCAACTGGCGGTTTCCACTCTGTGAATCTTGGATCTGCAACTAAACCCATATTTGGGTCAACAAACCCTGCGGAACGAGCAACTTGTCCCGGAGTAGCATCTCCGAATTGCCTAAATGCAGATGCTGCCGCACCTGCGTCAAAGCCTTGACCCGGAAGTCCACCTGTTCCATAACCAAAAGCATCGTATCCTTCTTCTTCTCCTTGATCAACAGACCAATAGTTTCTTTGACCAATACCCTTTTGATCAACAGACCCAGTCCAAGGGACTGCCTCTGCTATAGCTTTTGCCTGGGTCTTCTCTGCAAATTTAATCTGAGCATTTAAGTGCGAACTTTCTGAAGCCTCTACATTTCTTCCTTTATTATTCTCCAACACTATTATCTTCGATCCAGGTCCTCTACCTGAACCTCCAACAGAAGCCTTTTTATTGGTACGAGTCCATTGCTCGTTGGTAAGGTCTTCTCCGTCTACAGAAAAAGGAGCCTCTAAATTCGCAGTCGGATCAGGCTGGACAACAGGTGTTGCCGGTGGAGGAGGGGCTACAACTCTCGCACCAGATCCTCCATGCCTCAATACCTGAGGATGTCCCTTCTGCCTGATTGCTGATCCACTTTGCCCCAATGCTCCAAATTGTAATTGACCATAGCCAGCTTGATCTCCACGAGTTGCAAACATTCTTGCCAGTTGTTGCTCTTCAAGGGTCGGCAAAATTGCTCCAGTAGTACCCCAGTCTTCACCTAATGCGGCAAAGTCTGCGGGTCGCATTGGTCCCGTATACGTTCTCTCACCTGAACCAGTCACTCGTCCATCCAATAATGTAGATGGGTCTCTGAAGACAGTTTCGTGTCCTATCCAGGGTCTGAGCGGATCTATATGTGACATTGTTAACCTCCTGTAGACGGTATCATTCCGATACTCGCCAATCTATTTTCTGTACTTTGCGCTCCTGGTCTTGGAGTTCCTGGTGGAACTGAAGGACCGGGAACCTGGTTTGGCATAGGCGGTGGAACGCCTAATGCTGCGTTTGGCATTACTTGTGGTGGCAATCCCGGAGGACCACCCATACCTGGAGGTGGACCCATAGGAGGACCACCCATCATTTCAGGAGGCATACCACCCTGACCCGGAGGCATTCCGCCCTGTCCCGGAGGTGGACCACCCATCATCTGCGCCTGTTCCATAGCTTTCATCATGTAAATACGGGAGAGTTCTCCCTGATAGAAGTCGGCTAAGTCTTGCCTTCCCTGCCTAATTGCTGATTGTAACAGTTCCCAAATCTGTGCTTCGGGTAATGCTTTCTCCGCAATCTGCATCTTAATAGCATCTTCCATTGCATCAGCAGACTGTAAGCCAAGAATGTTATCTCTAATATACATATCAGGAAGTAGAGGAGTAGGTCCTTCTCTTGCGATCTGTGCCATACTCATCTTGCTCATATCGTCTTGTGGCAGTTGACCAATCAAGACAACTTCAACGTCACCGGAGTCTTTAATCATATCCGGTGTAATCTCTTCCCTGAAGTACATTCTATTCTGATCTTGCCCTGATAGTTCCATAGCCTTGAATGCGCCTGTAATATACTGGTCACACAATAAATGGAATATACTTCGGTAAGCCCGTTCCATTGCATGCAGCCTTGGAATAAGCATACTCTCGACTCCCTGTCTGAGAGTGTTAATAGCAAAACCAGATAATTGAAATTCTAATTGTCCGTAAATCGAATGAGGCAATCCGCCTCGCTGCATCTCACCGGAGACTAGTCCCATGAATGCGCCTGACTCTCGTGCCATTTCCAGCAAGCCAAGCGGCTCAACATCCTCACCCTGACCGAGTGCAATCTCGGAACCTTCCTTGTATGGATCTTCCTCTAATGTCTTAGTGCCGTCTCGTGACTTAACCTTAAGCCCTTGTTTACGGGAGCGAGCGGTAAGTTCAAGCATTACCGACATCATAAGGTTATGTTTCTCATACAAATCTCTTGAAGATTTAAAGCAGGACTCACCGTAGTCTTCTATGGTATCTAAGTTTCCTGTGTCAGAAATTGCCTGGATCAGAGGGTTTGCGCCAACTGGTCCGATGAACACGGGAACCTTTTCCGATCCGTGCTTAGTTGCACGTTTTAAAACTTCCTCACCGGTGCAGACTATATTATCTTCTGAATCATAGAAGTCATAAACTGCTACCGCATCTTCTGTGCCTGAGTCTTCGCCTTCGCCTTTTAAGTCAACTCCCCACATAGCTTTAATCTCTGCCGGAGTCTTCATGGTTTTATAGCAAGCCCAACCAAGCCCGTGCTTACCTTCTCCCCAGTAAGTATGTAGTGGGTCCCAAGGCTGAATGTCTACGTAAGTCTCACCGTCTTCGTCTTTTACTAATAATGCACGACCTGCGTACCATCCACGTAAACAGGTAAACCACGCAAGCTGCTGCCTGACTATGGGTTGAAACCTTGAAGTCAACCTGTCATCTGCTGCCTTTAAGACTCCAATAAGGAATCTTTCCTTTGCGTCATTGTTTTCCCGTTCTTCTCTCTGCGAGTTATTATACGGAACCCTGATCACCATCTCTGCGGTGGTCATCCATGTAATAAGTTTATCTGCATAGACCTGTGGTTCATTAGATGTATAACTCTGGAACCCTTCACCTGCATCGTATTCTTCCAGGCGATAGATCTTGTGATCATCGTCCATACGAGTGCGTAGCGGTTCCGTGAGATCGTAGTGGTTATCAACAAGACTAATTATTTCTTCTGGTGTATAGTTTGCCATTACCAACGCCTTACTTTAATTGTGCTACCTTCAGTAACGTAGCCGTAACCGTAACGATTTATAAGTCCATAGATCACAGCTTTAACGCCATGATTATACTGATCTTGAGGCGTTTCGCCAACTACATTCCCATCTCGATCGTGTTTCCACCTGTATGCCCTCGTTTGTCCATCGAAGGGATTTGGCTGTACACCGAACTCAGAAAGGATGCCTTTACACTTTGGGTTAAAAACAATGCGTGGTTCTCTCTGATCTACCGGATCAGTCTTTAAAAAAGACTTCAATCTTTCAGTTCCTTCATTAATTCTTATTTTCTGTGAATCAAAATAAATACCAGTTCGATCCATCCAGACTTCTGCTGGCGCAGCCATTGCCTGATGCTGGAATCCAGCGACATCAATCACCCCAAAGCGTGCGTCCCTCCACCATGGACGAGACTGAGCTATATCTATCATGTCATCTGTAACAAGATCCCGTTCATATATTTCATCTATAACTCTTATCTGATCATTTATTATCTGAACTATTTCACAAGCGTATGCTTCTGAGTAACCAGGATCAATCCAAATATGCACTGGTTCATCGGGTACATACTCAACGTCTTGCACATGAATATCAGCACGAATCTCTGTGAATACCAGTCCACTCGGTGGTGATGGGATTCCCTCGATCCTTTCCATAAAGAAATCATCTGAGCTTGCCTTCTCCAGTGCTAAAATTTCAGGGTCTTCCCTGCCTCCAGGGTAAAGATACTGATTAGAATAGCTGGGTAAAGAGAACGATTGTTCGTCTTTTGATGATGAGTGCTGCCATGCTTGAAACATTTGAGGATACCAGCCTAATGATCCTTCAAAAGTTCCTGATAAAAACATCCATCCACGTTTAGGAGCGCACCTGCCACGCAATCTATGAAAGGTTTCAAGGTCTAGCTGTGACGCCTCGCACCCTATAATACCGTCTGGCGCACGCATTGCTAATGTTCTTGGATCTTTAGCCGACTTAGTTTCTATTCTGGTTCCATCAGCGAGAACGATTCTCCCCGGATCAACTCTTTTAGTAGCTGTATCCAGCAGTCCTAACGTAGCGAAGTCCTGCACCAGGTATTCAAATTCAGCTTTTGTTCTTTCATAGTCTGCTGCAACCAGCCAGTAGAGTCCGGGCTGATCATTATCAAGAAACCTACTGAGTAAATACTTAGAAGCCACCATCGACTTACCGGCTTGTTCACCGCCTGCAACGAGAATGAATCTTTTCCTGGAAGAGAGTATAGGTTTTTGTAACAGGGTAGGCGAGAAGTCTACCGTCTCGTAAACGAAGTCAGTTATTTCATCTATTACAGGAGTTTGTGTTGCCACTTCTTAATCAGATTTCTTGCCCCTAAGTATATCTTCTACTTGTTCTTGCGGTGTCCTTGGCGATTCTTCTTTTTCTTCGGTGCGCCTTACAACCTTGAACTTATCTCGTAATACTTTAAGTGTATCCTTAGCGGTTTCGTCAACTCCGCTCTCTTTAGGTCTGTATTTCTCTGCCCAGTGTGCATTAAGTAACGTAATTAGTAATACCGGATTATCTTTAGGTCCCTGATCTTTAACACGATTGACTGCCAGGTCTTGTAACATTTCCCTGAAGTCGTGCTTTGCATCCTCGAATCTCTTAGCAAACCCGTGGATATCGTCTCTAACCCACTGATGTGGAGTAGATCTTGAAAACCCAGTTACCTCACAGGCAGCCCGTATACTACCTAGTTCCGCATAATGTGACAGGAATATATTCTGCCTCAGTATAACGTCTTCTGGTTCTGTGCCTTTTGCTCGTGAATTACTAGCTGGCATTTAATACTTCTTCTTATTGGTCATCTTCTTGCCGGTCTTCTTTGCATACTTCTTGGCAGCGGTTCTGCCTTTAGCAGTATATGAGAAATGTTTCTTTCCGACTTTAGGCATATCGACCTCCATATCATTACTAAGCCAGTGTAGCGGTTCGCCATTTAACACCACAAGATACCATAAATGCCTTCCCATGCAAACAAACTTATAGAAATGTTCCTCTCTTTTACGCATCGCATACTGATTCGATCTTCTGCCAACAGTCCTGTCGTTACATTCGTTAATTGGACAGTCCATGAAATAGAAAACCCGATCCAGTTTCTTCTTAGTCTGCCACAGCAAAGTTATCACTGATCCGTTTACGCCCCTGTGTTTCGGGTTCGCTCCACGGTAAGGACGAAAGAACTGATCAGCGTAAGGGATATGACCTGTGAGTTTCTTGGGTTCAGGGACTATATACTCAGTCCAGCCGCAGGTAATACAACTAAAGCCGTCTGGATTTTTCTTTGCTTTTTTCTCACATCTCGGACAAATTTTCGACAACATCTGCATACTCCTATGGTAGCATGACCTCGCAAGGAGAGGTAATCAGATTACGGACCTGTCTCCGTTTCGACAACCTCCAGAAACGTCTGATCTGCACTAAGCTGGATTTCTCCTTGCAACAGCACAGAACCCATGCTAAACTAATCTTATTCATGTTCTATTCTCCTAGTGTAAAACATGGATTGTTTGAAGAGAAAACCTGCTCGATCCTTAAGATTATTTGGTCGTAATGTTTAGGAGCAACCACGGGCAGGTCTTTCTTTTGTGATATACTCTCGACCAAGGGTCGGGTAAATGCCATGATGAATTTGCACCTTGTCGGATCAGCTATAAGCGGTTGCTGTCGCTTTTATTAATTAGTGTTATATATATAGGTTGGTTAATCAATACTGATCGCTAGCCCGACCCTCATTCAGATACACTTGACAACTCCCTTTTTTACATTTAAAATCAAAATCCCAAACACACTGTTACTAGTAACTAGTAACTAGTCTCAGTAACTAAGAAGTATCTAGTATGTAATAGTAACTGTAACTGTAACTGTTACTAGTAACTAGTTACTGCTTCTGTCTACTTTCTTGAAACTTCCTACTGTAATTACAGGAACTGTTTCTGCTTCCTGACTCCGTTCATAGAGACCCTTTTTCTAGAATCTAATCGTAGACGGGTATCTGTCTATCATGTTACTTTTGGCTAAGGGGTGAGGGTACCTGCGGTGGTCAGTGTGAACGCCAAAGGCGTCTAACGGCTGGATCTGTTTCTAGTGACTAGTTGCGGTTACCTGCGGTGATCAATGGTAGGAAAAGTGTCTGGTAGGCTTCTCGGCTTCAAAGCGAGCTACAAGGGCGCTTCAGAGCGCCATACAGCCACGAGTGACGATGTAGACATAGTAACTCGCACGCTGTCTCATTTTTTCTTGTGTGCGACGTCAGAATCGCGCCTACCACAAGCCGCGCAGGAAGCCACGCCACAAAGTCCGCACGTTAGCGAGTCTCTGAGAATGTGGACGGTGTGCGTGGATGCGGTGTTTATCGTAGCAAATGCGCTTCAAAATAGCGGGATTCATGCATCATTTAGGTCAATTAATGTATTGTGTAAGTGTGCGCAAGTATGAGATAATGGCTATGTGAGATTGATAATTTAGTCAGTCTCAAAACTTCAAACAATCGAAGGGAGATGAAAAATGAAAGTCGAATTTGCGGATCACTTTTACGAATATTATTATAATAAAAGTAGACTGGGTGCGTTTGGAAGTTGGTCATCCTTGACCGACTACCACAAGGAAGGGGTTAAGCAATTCATCCAATCGGAAGTAATTGAAAATATTGAAAATGGTGGTGTTATTGGTGCCATGATAGCCGATTGCTTAGAATACTACGAACCAGGATTTTGGGAAGTAAAAAGATGGGGCAACTAGTTAAGAAACTTCAAACAATAGGAGAATAGAAAAATGGATATTTCCACAGTAGACAGAGACACCAGGGAATTGCGAATAGCTCGCACATTTGACCAGGCTTATAACTACATCACGCACAGACTACCACCGGGCGCGTTCGTGCTGGCATTAGTCGAAAAAGACTATGACTCGGCAACTGTTGCGGCTGATAGCGTTTCGATCAGATTGCTACCTGAATTAATCGACACAGTCGAACGGGCTAAAGCCCTTCATAGATCACAAATCAAGAATTATACTTTTGAGGTGATCGCATGAAGCTAGAAAAAATTACTTTATGGACAAGCACCGAAACCTACGGGATGGAAGATACAGAAAATCACAAACTGACAATGTCCGCGCTTGATTATGTGATAGATGCAATGGACAAAGTAGGTGAATGCACTATCTTGTCTTATGAATCCGAAGATTACAAATTGGTTCCTACTGACGAGTCCTGATAGGACGAAACTAGGGGCGTGAGTCCCTAGTCTAGGAAAGTTTCAAACAATCCTAAAATCTAAAATCTAGGAGTAAAAAAATATGGTTACACTATTGAAAACGCGCGAGCTTCGCCCGGAAATTAAAGCGGCTAATACAGTAGCAATGCAATTTAAGTCACAATTGGACGGGGAAGAGATTGTCGCATTGTTTACTGGGTTACAGAAAAATTCACAGAATAAAAAACTCGGTTCGATGGTCACCGTATATATCCTGGTAGATAATGGCTTGTCGCCACAGTCGAACGCCAGTAGTGGAGCTGATAAGTCTATATGCGGTGATTGTGCATTGAGAAACAACGTTTGTTACGTTGTTAAGATCCATGGGCCGAGCGCGGTATATCGTGGATACTTAAATGGTAACAGTCCCGTTGTTAGTGAATCCGAATTGATCGCGTTGCTAGCTGATCGCAATTACCCAATTCGTTGGGGCGAATATGGCGACATTGCCGCGTTGCCGTTTTCTTTTATTGATAACGTGATGGAATCCACAAAATTAGAGCATACGTCATATACTCACCAATGGGATCATAAGAACTTTAACGTTGAACACTTAAAATATTCGATGAGTTCAGTCGACCACGTGAAAACTTTGCCACTACTGCAAGCGTTGCATGGTGATAAAGTTCGATACTATAGAATGGATTCAAACGGTGAAAACTTGTTACCTGGTGAAATTCGTTGTCCAAACAAAGACAAAGACGGCAATACTCAAGTTCAATGCCGCGATTGCTTACTGTGTCAGGGGACTAGCAAACCAGCAAAAAATATAGTCGAATTAATTATATAAGGAGGTGATTAATTAAGATCTTAACAACTAAATAGCGTATTGATACCTGGTGACTACGAAACCAGGTATTTTTACGTACGTTTTGATAGTAGGGTAGGGGACTACGAAACACGAGCGCAACCGCTACGGGTGATCAAGTTCAATAGATCAATGTTTTAATGATTGCGTGCGTGTGGCGTTGGCGCGGTGTTGGCTTGATGTTTGCGAGCGTGTGAGTTTGACGGTAAAAATTGCTTGCCCGTAGAGCAACGAAACGATAGCGATTGATACAATCCTATTGCTAGATAATTACAAGGTGCTTAAACCTACGCACCTATTTATAGAACATATAATCCAAACATTAGTACACAGGTTGCATCGACTAAATAAAGTGACTAGTTTTTCAGGGCGAGTTCCTGTCCGCCCGTCCGCCTGAAATCCTCTGCTCCCCTACCCTACCACGCTGAGGCTATTTTGATACTGAGGGTTGCAATCTGTATCATTATAGTGTAGGCTTACACTGAAGGTAAAGTTTCAAACAATCATAAACACAAGGAGGTTTAATTATGAGGCAAGCTGACCACTTACTGGGAAACAACATCGAGTCTAGTTTCCCATTCGATAGCTCAACAGCGGAACAGTATCTTGATGATATGTTTGATCACTATCAAGCAGAGACTGTTGAGTCAGCATGGACTACGAAGTTCCCAACATACGCAGAGGTTGCTTGGGAAGTTGAACACATCATGGAGAGTCGCAGAGAACTTGATCTCCCTGCCTGGAGCAGAGAAGAGGCAGAGGCTTTTCTTAAGGAAAAACAATCCGCAATCAGATCCATCGTCTGGGATGCAGGTGAAGTTTATATCAGAGACATGATGCGTAGCGAGCATCAGTGTCCTGAATGCGAGAGAGACTTGAATCCAGACGCAACACGTTGCCATAACTGCAACCCATACGAGGAGGTGAATTAGATGAAAGAATTCGACAAACTAGAATACATACGCACGATACTTGAGCAACTCTCAGAGGAAATTTGGCGTCACATAGACGAACACGTTCTCTTGATTGACAACAAGACTGTCAATCAAGCGATCAAATATATTGATGATTTGAAATTTGAAAGCGAGGTGTAACAATGAATTGGTACATTCCGGAGGCGAGAATCGATCCTCCCGAACCACTTGAATGTCTCCCTGATTGCGAGAACGGAAACGTCTACTATTACTGCAAGTGGGACGGCATATGGCACTCATACTTTTATAACAATTACTGCCGATCCTGTGCCGAGTTCATGCCTCTTAGCGGTACGGCAGGTGTCTGTATATGTGAACACCTAGATCGGGAGGAAGGCTAATGAGATATGTGGCTAAGATGAAATATAGTCCCTATGCTTGGGCATTAACAAAGACCCTCCAAAAAAATCTCAATAAAAATTACTATACTTTGGATTATAAACTCGGTATGACCAGAAAAACTGACCGATTCGGGAGGGTTAAAGACGTGGAAACAATCAGAATCTATATCAAACCAAGAGATTCAAATGTAGTAACACGTATAAAAAGATGGATTAAGAACCACGTCTGCAATTGGGAGATTGACTAATAAAAGAATTATATGATTAGAAAGGAGGTTACTACATGGATTCTAATCTAGAGATGCTAGTCGAGTGCGAGCATTGTGGCAACTCAATAGAGTTACTTGGAACGAAAGAGGCAGTCAAGTATTTGCCAAAGTCAGTACACTTTGGTTCCCTTAACAGGTATGCGTTGCAGAAAAAAATACCCGCACTTTACACAGATGGTGGATACCACTTCAGGAAAATTGACTTAATAAATTTCACTCCCCCAGAGGGAAGAAAGAGAGTAAAGACTAATGACACAACAGCAACCAGCTAAAGCTCCACGAGGAGCAGGTAATGGAACGTGGGTAGAGATGACTATCAAGCCAGAGACAGAATGGCTAAACTTACAGCCTCATATCACAGATGTTGATAAAAAAGGAAACAAACTAATGTCACGAGATGACATACCAGAGGAGCAGTGGACTATCCAGACATTCTATGAATGGGATTCTCCAGACCTCAAATGGCCAACAGATAGACACTATATAAACAAGAGTGTTATGACTCCAAAACCAGGTAATTATAATGTATACGTTACACAGGGTAACGTGAGGGATAACAAGGGAGGCACCTACGATAATGATTACCACTATAACATCATAGAGTGGGAAGGTCTTGAGTCACCATCTGGAGATCAATCGACTACAAATGAGGTACCACCCACACAGGAAGGCACCCCAGATCCACAGAGAAACGTCAGACCTCCGAGTAATGTGGAAAGGCGTGACGAAACACCACCTCCTCCACGCATGGACCCAACTCAGGCACGTATTACATATCTCTCATGCCAGCATGATGCGTCTGAAATCATGGCTTCAGCTATGGAAGAGATCCTTATAGCGTGTCGTCCTTCAGATAACTTGGACGGATCTGAAAGAGTCGAGGCATTCATGGGAAACTTTGAGCGTGATGCATTGCCTTACATTGCCAGAGTAATACCTTTACTCACTGACTCTCTTGTTGACTCAGTGAAATCTAAAAATTTATTACCCTAATTTTTCAGGGTTAGTTGGAGTGGGCAATTGAAAGGAGAAGAAAGTGGAAACTAAAGTAACTAGAGTTAGCAGTCGTGATCGTTTAGAGATAATAGAATATATCACTGAAGAACTTGATGGATTGTTAGGAGACGACTCGAATAGCTGCGACCACCTAGATATGTATGATATTTATCGAGTTGAAGAGAAAGTTCAGAAAAAGTTTAATATTACTACTGGTATAGCTGAGAAACTAACACGTGAAGTAATGAATACACATTGGTCTATGGAACTTAACCAAGAACTGCTTAAGCTGATCTTTAATTATGGGCATTCTATCCAATATAAACTGAAGTTTTATAGGTATGAAATGCGTCCAACTAGTAGAGGGCGAGATGATGAGTGAGTGTTCCATAGAATTAATTAAAAACAAATTAGATACCGTCAGGTCACAGGTATCCCTTCACGAATCAGGCAAGGGATACCAGGTGTCTAATCCAGAGATCGATCAAGAGTTTCAACTTATGACACGAGTGACTACGATTCTCAATAGAGGAATCCCCAAACGTGAACTGGAAAACTGGAAGGTTCGACAGGAGGACAGTTATTTCTCTGTCGAGTTTCGCAGGAGATTGCGAACTAATATGTCATACGAAGAGACAGTTAACATGGCACTCGCTGTTAAAGAAGAATCTAAACAGGCGAGTATCAAGATCAGAGACACAGCCGCAGATTGGGGCAGTCGCATTCATCACCTGATAGACAGGCTCTCGTATGACAGTAGCGTGTTTGTGCCGAGCGAATTTTCCCATGCGGTGGACAGTTGGTATACATGGATCTCAGGAAACAATCTGTCCATCATAGCAACTGAACAGCCACTATACTTTTATGATGAGGAAACTCACGTCAGATACTGCGGAACAGCAGACCTGATTGCGATGACTCAAGACGAGCGGATACTAATAGCAGACTATAAGAGTGGCGCAAGGATCTATCCTACCTACTCATTACAAAATTCTGCATACAGTATGGCACTCAAGCAGATATTGTCTGCCCTTGATATCAGCACTCAACCCAAATGCATGGTAGTCAAACTACCTAAGACAGCCGAAGAAAAGTTCGAGGTGCGTGAGTCTCAGAATGTGGAGTGGCAAGAAGAAGTGTTCTTTGCTATGGCTGAGAACCAGTTACTTGTTAAGTCATGGGAGTCTGACAGGAAGAAGTGGGTCCCTCTAAAGAAAGAGAAGGTGACCTCTGATGTATGACGATCCAGTATGTAGACAGCTAGGAGAATGCAAGTGGGACGTGCCAGTAGCAGCGATCCAATGCTGCATGATGTATACGCCTGGCAAACAAGTAGAGAAGAAGATTGACGAGGCTGTGCGTGAGATCAAGAGAGAAGTTCAACAGCTAAAATTTAATATGCCTGAACAAGATAAGCCTAAGAAGGTAAGCAGGGTGGAGTATGAAGACGTGGAGCCTAGACGCAGAAGTAGACGGAGGAGGAAGTAACTTGTTCAGACCAACAATAAATAAAAAGGGAACTATCATAGACATATCCTTTGTGGATGTAGGTCTATACTTCAGGGCAGAGAGGATATCAGAATCACTGGAACGTATCTCAGCAGAGATCACAGTCTCAATGGATATCACAAGTGACAGAGGAGTGAGACGTGAACGTATCCTCTGGTCAAGGGCATCACTCCTGGACGATAGAAGTAAGGATGCTTTCGTTCAGTCACTCGAACATGCAACTGAAGATAAATCCCTTAGACCTATCAGCTACGATGAGGTTACATCTGAGGCATTCGGCTGTATCATCTCGGCACATAGAGAAGGTGAGTCTGTAGAGGAACTATCTGACTTGTCTACTTCTACTGGGCGTGTGTTTCACCTACGTCCGTTGCTCCTGTCTAAAGTTCCT